GAGGCGTGTTGCAAGACGGGTTTTACAAAATAACAGCTGACAATAGATATTTTTTCAGCATACAAATAACAAACGGTGTAGTTGCAGCCGTAGAAAACTGCAGATAATAAACAATTAACTTTAATTAAATTAAATCATGGCAAAAAGAAAGACTCCAAAAGGAGACAAAATCGTTGACCTTAAACCTAAGGCAGAAAAGATTACAGACGAACAACTACAAAAGGTTCAAGCTACTGTGAATCACATCAACCGTGCTCAGCTAGATCTAGGTATGCTAGAAACTAGAAAGCATAACATGTTACATGACATTGCTAAAATTCAAGACTCTTTGTCTGCTATGCAGGAAGAGTTTGAAAAAGAGTACGGCACTTTTGATATTAACATTCAAAATGGAACTATAAACTATAAAGAAGATGTCGAAGCTGATAAGAAAGATTAGTATCGGAAAAGACTATAAGAATGACGCTATGCACTATGCCGTGGGGCAAGAAGTGTATGGTGGTCATACTATATGCGATATTATAGAAGAAGAAGACAAGTTTTCAGTTTATATTAAAAAAGGTAAAGATGTTTTGCCTTGGAAAGACTTTAATAAAAACATGGCTGTTTCTGTAGAATATAACTTACAGTATTAATGAAGAGCGTTTACAACTTTGTTGTAACACCTGTTGGACAAAGATACAACAACACTAAAAAAGTAGGTGACTCTGAACTAATAATAAACACGGAGGTGTTTAACCATCAACACGTGAATCGTACCGCTAAAGTTATATCTACACCTACAGTAGGTGAAACTGATATAAAGCCTGGCGACGAGGTTGTGGTGCATCACAATGTGTTTAGACGTTGGCACGATGTTAAAGGTAGAGAAAGAAACAGTAAGGCTTACTTTAACGAAGACACGTATCTAATATCTACAGATCAAATATTTCTATACAAGAATAAAGACAAGTGGCAAGCTCCAAAGGGCTACTGCTTTGTCAAACCTATAAAAGCTGTTGATCAGTTTAGCACTGAATCAGAAAAGCCACTAGTAGGTATTGTTAAGTATTCTGATGGAACTGTAGACGTAAATGATTTAGTTGGCTTCAGGCCAAGTAGTGAGTATGAGTTTGTCGTAGATGGTCAAAGACTATATAGAGTAATGTCTAACTTTATTACAATTAAATATGAATATCAAGGAAACGAAGAAGAATATAATCCAAGCTGGACATAAAGCCGTTGAAGAACTCATCAAAGTTGCAAAAGAAGCTATTGTTGATGGTGATGATGACATTACTGCCGATAGACTTAAGAACGCTGCTGCTACAAAGAAGCTCGCTATCTTTGACGCCTTTGAGATACTTAATCGTATTCAAGAAGAACAAAATTTGCTTGATGGTAAGTCTCCTGAAGAAAAAAAAGAGAAGGTTTTTAAGGGCTTTGCCGAAGGTAGATCTAAGTAATGTACGAGCAAACTTTATACAAAATAGTAGAGCCAATAAAAAAGACTACAGTAAGTAGACTTAACAAAGGCAAGAAGTGGAAGTACGGCTATAACAAAGAGCACGACGTTATAGTACTTTCCAACAATGGTCAGATTGGTGAAATATACGAAATACAAAACTTACGTATAGCTCTGCCTAAGCCGCCTAAAGATGTGTATAGCAACAAGGATAAGAAGTGGAGCCAGCTTGAAAAGCCTGAGGTGCTTAAAAAGATTAAAACAATATTTGACTGGAAAGCATATCCAGAAGATCAAAAAGAACAATGGCACGATTATATAGACGATGAGTTTGATAGGCGTAGCGGTGGTTTTTGGTTTAACAACAATGGAACACCTACTTACATAACTGGTACTCATTACATGTATCTTCAGTGGAGTAAGATTGATGTTGGCGCACCAGACTTTCGTGAAGCAAATAGATTATTCTTTATATTTTGGGAAGCTTGTAAGGCTGATAAACGCTGCTATGGTATGTGTTATCTTAAGAATAGACGTTCTGGTTTTTCTTTTATGAGCTCAGCTGAAACGGTTAACTTAGCTACAATATCAAGTGATAGTAGATATGGAATACTATCGAAAAGTGGTGCTGATGCCAAGAAAATGTTTACCGATAAGGTTGTACCTATATCAATAAACTATCCTTTCTTTTTCAAACCAATACAAGATGGTATGGACAGACCAAAGTCTGAGCTAGCGTATCGTGTGCCAGCGAGTAAGTTTACTCGTAAGAAAATAGAGGTTAACGAAAAACTAGAAGAGATAAAAGGTCTTGATACCACAATTGACTGGAAGAACACGGGTGACAACAGTTATGACGGTGAAAAGCTAGCGCTACTAGTACACGATGAGAGTGGTAAATGGGAACGACCAGATAACATACTCAACAACTGGCGGGTTACAAAAACTTGTCTAAGACTAGGTAGTAGAATTATAGGTAAATGTATGATGGGTTCAACATCTAACTCTTTAGACAAGGGTGGTGAAAACTTCAAAAAGCTTTACAATGATTCAGATGTTACTAGCAGAAATAAAAATGGACAAACGAAGTCTGGCTTATATTCCTTGTTCATACCAATGGAGTGGAATTACGAAGGGTTTATTGATCAGTATGGTCAGCCAGTGTTTGAAAGTCCAGAGGACGAAGTGATTGGACCAGATGGTGAGGTAATTGATATTGGCATAGTAGAGCACTGGGAGAATGAAGCTGAAGGATTAAAAGGAGATCAAGATGGTTTAAATGAATTTTACCGTCAGTTTCCTAGAACAACGGAACACGCTTTTAGAGACGAAGCAAACAACAGTATATTTAATTTAGTTAAGATATACGAACAAATAGATTATAATGAAGGAATGAGAAATAGCTCTGTGGTCAACACGGGTAATTTTCAATGGGAGAATGGCATTAAGGATTCTAAGGTAGTTTTCTATCCTGATCCAAAAGGAAGGTTCAACATCAGTTGGACGCCACCTCACCACCTTCAGAATAAGATAATAACAAAGAACGGGGTTAAATATCCAGGGAATGAACACATAGGTGCGTTTGGATGTGATAGCTACGATATTAGTGGTACAGTTGATGGTAGAGGATCTAAAGGTGCTTTGCACGGGCTGACAAAGTTTAGCATGGAAGATGCACCACCTAATCACATGTTCTTAGAATACATTGCAAGACCACAGACCGCTGAGATATTCTTTGAAGACGTATTAATGGCACTAGTGTTTTACGGTATGCCAATACTAGCAGAGAATAATAAGCCTAGATTACTTTACTATTTAAAGCGTAGAGGATATAGAGGTTTCAGTATGAATAGACCTGACAAAGTTTGGAACAAGCTATCTGTTGCAGAAAAAGAAGTTGGTGGTATACCAAACTCTAGTGAAGACATAAAGCAAGCTCACGCTGCCGCTATAGAGATGTACATACAAAGCCACGTTGGCCACTTAGGTGATGGCAACTATGGTAATGTGTACTTTAACCAAACGCTGAATGAGTGGAGTAGGTTTGATATTAATAAACGTACAAAGTTTGATGCAGCAATAAGCTCAGGGCTAGCTATTATGGCTTGCAATAGACATTTATATAGACCACACGCCGACGTAAAAAAACCAGCATTAAACATAAACATATCACGGTACACAAATACTGGTGGTGCATCTAAAATAATAAAATAAAAGTATGGCAGAGTCTGTTATAAAAAGTTATTTTCCAAGTCAAACTGTAAGCGATGCTGAAAAGCTTAGCTACGACTACGGCTTAAAGGTTGGTAAAGCTATAGAGCAAGAGTGGTTTAATTCTGATAGAATGTCTAACAAGTATAGAAACAACTCTAACGACTTTCACAGGCTTAGACTATATGCTAGAGGTGAGCAGTCTATTCAAAAATACAAAGATGAACTATCTATTAACGGAGATTTATCTTACCTAAACTTAGACTGGAGCCCAGTACCTATTATACCAAAATTTGTAGATATAGTAGTTAATGGTATAGCTGAAAGAACATACGATATAAAAGCTTATTCCCAATCTCAAAACGGAGTAGACAAAAGAACAGAGTACATGGAGAACATTATGTCTGACATGGACTTTAAAGACTTTAACGATACTATTGCTAAAGACTTTGGTATTGACTTGAAGGAAAGTGGTGAAGAGATACTTCCTCAAACAATGGAGGAACTACAACTTCACATGCAGCTAAACTATAAGCAGGCCGTAGAATTAGCCGAAGAGCAGGCTTTAAACGTTTTAATGGATGGAAACAGATACGAGCTTACTAAAAAAAGATTTTACTACGACTTAGCAGTACTTGGTATTGCGGCTATAAAAAACTCTTTCACAACTTCAGAAGGGATAACAATAGACTACGTTGATCCTGCTAACTTAGTGTACTCATATACAGACTCTCCTTACTTTGAAGATTGTTATTACGTTGGTGAAGTTAAGTCAATACCTATAAACGAGCTAGCAAAACAGTTTCCTCACTTAAATCAGGAAGATTTAGAAGAAATAAGATCTAGCTCTTCTTACAATAAAAACAACAATAACAGTAGATACTCTACAGATAAAGAAGATCAAAACAAAGTTCAAATTTTATATTTTAATTATAAAACTTACATGAACGAGGTTTATAAGGTTAAAGAGACTGGGAGTGGAGCTGAAAAATTAATAGAAAAAGACGATACGTTTAATCCTCCAACTGATGTCATGGATTATTCTAAGTTACAAAGATCTATAGAGTGCTTGTACGAAGGAGCTATGATACTAGGTACAAACAAGCTTATAAAGTGGCAAATGGCTAAAAACATGATGAGGCCAAAGAGTGACTTTACTAAAGTTAAGATGCCTTATTCTATTGTTGCTCCTAGAATGTATAACGGTAAAATAGAGTCGCTAGTTAAACGTATAACAGGTTTTGCTGATATGATACAGCTTACACACTTAAAGCTACAGCAAGTAATGTCTAGGCTAGTTCCAGACGGAGTTTACCTTGACGCTGATGGCTTAGCTGAAATAGACTTGGGTAACGGAACAAACTATAATCCACAAGAAGCTTTAAATATGTTCTTCCAAACAGGTTCTGTTATAGGTAGATCATTTACTTCTGATGGCGATATGAACCCTGGTAAAGTACCTATTCAAGAAATATCAAGTGGATCCGGTGGAGCTAAGATGCAGAGTTTAATTGGAACGTACAACTATTACATGCAGATGATTAGAGATACTACTGGGCTTAATGAAGCTAGAGATGGTAGTACTCCTGATAAAAACGCTTTAGTAGGTGTTCAGAAGCTGGCCGCGGCTAATAGTAATACGGCTACAAGGCATATATTACAGGCTGGTTTATTTTTAACCGCTGACCTAGCAGAGTGCTTATCACTAAGAATATCTGATGTGCTAGAGTATTCTCCTACTAAAAATGCGTTCATACAAGCTATAGGCGCTCACAACGTAGCTACGCTAGAAGAAATGTCAGAGCTACACTTGTACGACTTTGGTATATTCATTGAGCTTGCTCCAGATGATGAGCAAAAACAAATACTCGAAAACAATATACAAATGGCACTTCAGCAAAAAAGTATAGACCTTGAAGATGCTATAGACCTTAGAGAAATAAGGAACTTAAAAATGGCTAATCAGCTATTGAAAATAAGAAGAAAGAAAAAAGAGCAAAAAGACAGAGCTACACAGCTAGAGAATATTCAAGCTCAAACGCAGTCTAACACTCAAGCCGCTCAAGCAGCTGCTCAGCTTGAAGTTCAGAAAGATCAGTCTTTTAACCAAGGTAAGATGCAATTAGAGCAAATGAAAAATCAGCTAGAAATGCAGAAGATGCAACAAGAGCTTGCTGCTAAGAAAGAGTTGATGGAGATAGAGTTCCAGTATAACATGCAGTTAAGATCTGCTGATACGGACAACACAAAGTCAAAAGAAAAAGAAAAAGAAGATCGCAAGGACGAAAGAACTAAAATACAAGCAACACAACAATCAGAGCTTATAGATCAAAGAAAGAGTGGAAAAGCACCTAAAAACTTTGAGTCAGCAGGTAATGATACTATGAGTGGAGGTTTTGATTTAGGTGGTTTTGATCCTAGATAAAATTTATTAACTATTATTATATTATATTATGCAAGAAGAATTAGAGAATAACGAGGAGACTCAACAAGTTGAAGAGACACCACAAGTCGAAGAGACAGTAAAAACTGTTGACGAAAGCAAATTTGAAAGTGCTGGAGACGATTCGGTAATTAAAATAGACTTAAGTCAACCAGTTGAAGAAACCGTAGAGGAAGAAGTGATTGAGCCTGTAGCTGAAGAGGTTACGGAAGAAATTACAGAAGAGGTAGAAACACCAGTTATTGAAGAAGTAACTGAAGAAGAAGTAGAAGAGGTTATAGAGCAAGTTGAAGAAGCTGTTGCTGAGGCCAAAGCTACTGGTAAGCCTTTACCTGAGAATATTCAGAAGTTAGTTGACTTCATGGAAGAAACTGGCGGTGACATCAACGACTACGCTAGGTTAAACCAAGACTATAGTCAGATGGATAACACTCAGGCTCTAGAAGAATACTACAGGTTAACTAAGCCTCATTTAGACGCAGAAGAAAGATCGTTTTTATTGGATGAAAACTTTTCTTTTGACGAGGACATGGATGACGAAAGAGATATTAGAAAAAAGAAAATCGCTTTGAAAGAGCAAGTTGCTGAAGCGAAAGCCTACTTAGACGGGCAAAAGTCTAAATATTACGATGAGATCAAGGCTGGATCGAAGCTCACGAGTGAGCAACAAAAAGCTGTAGATTTTTTCAACCGATACAACAAGGAATCGGAAGCGAATGAAAGCAGAATTAAAAGCGAACAATCTACTTTCTTAAAAAAGACTGAATCAGTTTTTAACGACAAGTTCAAAGGTTTTGAATATAACGTCGGAGAGAAAAAGTATAGAGTGAACGTTAAAGAAGCTGGAAAAGTAAAAGATACTCAAAGCGACATTAACAACTTCGTCAAAAAGTTTTTGAATGAAGATGGAACAATGTCAGATGCTAAAGGTTATCACAAAGCTTTATACTCAGCTATGAATTCTGATGCTATTGCTAATCACTTTTACGAGCAAGGTAAAGCTGACGCGTTGAAAAACAGCGTTGCTAAAGCTAAGAACGTAGACATGGCGCCAAGACAATCTCACAAAGAGTTTGAAGCTGGTGGCATGAAATTTAAAGTGCTAGGCAATGATTCTTCTGATTTTAAGTTTAAAATTAAAAACAAAAAATAATTTAACAATTTAAAACAAATTAATTATGGCAATTACTGCAAGAACGTCGTTTCAAGCTGCACCTATACAGCAGATAACGTCGGACAATTATTTAGACATCCAGAACAATGGATGGGCACAGCAATATCTTCCAGACTTGATGGAAGCAGAAGCTGAGGTTTACGGAAAGCGTACTATCTCTGGTTTCTTAGGTCAAGTTGGTGCTGAAGAGGCTATGTCAGCTGATCAAGTTGTTTGGTCAGAACAAGGTAGATTACATTTATCTTATCAAGCGGACTGTTTAGATGCTTCAGCTAGTACTATTAATATTACTAAAGATATTGATGGTGTAGCTCAAACAACTACTCACGGTATTCGTGTTGGTGACCAAGTATTGATTTCAGGTGGAGGCCAAACTGTTACTGCTTTAGTAACTGTTGCTGCAGCTGGCAATCAAACTATTACCGCACTACCTTACGGTGGAGCTCACTTAAGCGATGTTGGATTTGCTGACACAGACAATGATCTTAGAGTATTAGTGTTTGGTTCTGAAAATTCAAAAGGAACTGAATATTCTGGAGCTAGATCTGTTAAACCAGCATTTACTACTTTCACTAACAAGCCTATTATCCTTAAAGATCAATACGAAGTTTCAGGTTCTGATGCTTCTCAAGTTGGTTGGGTAGAAGTTTCTGGTGAAGACGGACAATCAGGCTACTTATGGTACATGAAAGCTGAAGGCGAAACTCGCTCAAGATTTGGAGATTACTTAGAGATGAGTATGATTGAGTCTGAGAAAGCTCATGATGACTCTACTATTTTAGGTGGTGCAGACGG